GGTAAAAGAAGATGATTTCAATGTAGAAGCAGAATTGAAAAAACCAACAGTGGCACAGACAGGTGATGTGTGGCTCCTGGGCAAACACCGTGTTATCTGTGGCGATTCTATTTTGCCGGAAACATACAACATCCTTATGGATGGAAGGAAAGCAAATCTGATTCTGACAGATCCACCGTACAATGTAGATGTGGAGGAGACTGCCGGAAAGATTAAGAATGACAATATGGCGGATGAAGATTTTTACAAATTCCTCTTTGCTGCCTTTGTGAATATGGAACAGAACATGGAGGACGATGCTTCTATCTATGTATTCCATGCGGATACCGAGGGATTGAATTTCAGAAAGGCGTTTGCGGATGCCGGGTTCAAATTATCGGGATGCTGTATTTGGAAAAAGAATGCACTGGTGCTTGGACGCAGTCCTTATCAGTGGCAGCATGAACCGTGTCTGTTCGGATGGAAGAAAGGCGGTAAGCATCAGTGGTATTCCGACAGGAAGCAGACCACCATTTGGGAATATGACCGTCCGAAGGCATCCAAAGACCATCCGACCATGAAGCCGATTGCTCTGATGGCATACCCGGTACAGAATTCTTCCATGATGGGATGTGTGGTTCTGGACCCGTTTCTTGGTTCCGGTTCGACACTTATGGCTTGTGAACAGACAGGGCGTATTTGCTATGGTGTGGAACTGGAAGAGAAATTTGTGGATGTCATCGTCAACCGCTATATGGAGATGAAAGGCTCTGCGGATGAAGTTTTTGTTATCAGAAATAATGTGAAAATTCCATATTGGGATTTAGGGAAGGAAGGTGAAGCCAATGCAACAGCTGACCTTCCTTGATTTATGTTCAGGCATAGGAGGTTTCAGACTTGGTCTGGAATCTGCCGGCCATAAGTGTATCGGTTATTGTGAATATGACAGATTTGCGAGGGCTTCCTATGAAGCAATGTACGACACGGAAGGAGAGTGGAAAGCAGATGATGTCACAAAACTTAAATCAGAAGATGTCCCCTATGCAGACATCTGGTGTTTCGGATTCCCATGCCAGGATATCTCCGTTGCAGGAAAACAGCGGGGACTTGTCGGAGAGCGAAGTGGGATATATTACAACATTATTGACCTCATCAAAGGCAAAGAAGAAAGTGATAAGCCCACATACCTTCTTGTTGAGAACGTTAAGAACCTGTTATCAATTAATTCAGGCTTCGACTTTGCCAGCGTTCTGTCTGAAATGGACGAAGCGGGGTATGACTGTCGGTGGCAGGTGCTTAATTCAAAAGACTTCGGAGTCCCCCAAAACAGGGAGCGTGTGTTCATTATCGCAAATCTTAGAAGCCGAGGTGGACGAGAAATATTACCTCTCTGCGGAGAAAACGCAGCAACTCTTAACCAACTTGTAGGTGGGATGCAGGGATACCGTGTATATGGCACGGATGGCATATCAGCTACCCTCGTTGGAAATGCTGGAGGTGTGGGCGCCAAGACAGGCTTGTATCTTATGGGTAATCTGAATCCGAGTGGTCACGGTCAGGGTGGAAATGTCTATCATGAAGACGGAATTGCACCAACGGTTACTGTAAACAAAGGCTGTGGCACGAGAATATTTATTGATCAGAGCAATCATGCTCCAAAGCTGACGGAAAATGCCAGATGCATAACTGCAAGGTATACTTCCGGGATGGTAAATCATACTGCAATGAATTCTGCAGTTATGGAAGTGCATCCGGTTCTGACACCAGAACGTATGGAGAAAAGGCAGAATGGCAGACGGATGAAAGAAGATGGAGAGCCGATGTTTACGCTTACCTCACAGGACAGACATGGTGTGTTTGTGTGTGAGAAAGTGCAGCAGAATGAGGAAACCATGCTTCGTGTCAGAAATGGTACAAAACAGGGGTATGACGAAGCACACGTTGGTGATGGTATCAGCCTTGCATATCCTGAGAGTGATACCAGAAGGGGAAGGGTTGGAAAAGGCTGTTCCCAGACATTAGATTGCTCCGGGCAAATGGGGACTCTTATGAAGTGCGGAAGAATCCGCAGGCTCACTCCGAGAGAGTGTTTCCGTCTGCAAGGTTTCCCGGATGTTTTATTTGATAAAGCAGCATCTGTTAATTCGGATGCACAGCTTTACAAACAGGCAGGGAATGCGGTGACCGCTACTGTGGCATTTGCGGTGGCAATGTCACTGCCGGAATCACGGGAAAATTAGTGAATAAATAACTTGCTATTTCCTCCATTCAGAGTGATATATGTAGTACCAAATTGAATGGAGGAAAAGCAAATGAAGGTAAAAACAACAGCAGAAAACAGAAAAGACGTTGTGAAAGCGATGGAGGAAATCCTTAATGTAAAAGCAAAATATCAGGGACCACCATCTTTTGGATACAAGGTCGGGGAGTATACAGTGGATCGTGATGGCAACGTGGAACACGAATCCGAGGAGGCAGCACTTACCATGCAGAATGAATTAGTAGCGAGAGGTTTTGCTGAAGGCGAAACAGACAGACTTAACATTGGGATTCCGATAGAGGGATTCACAGCAGAGGGTATTAAAAACCTCATTTACATGATTCACAGCAAACAGTACCTTTTGGAAAAAGCAGTTGGAAAAGAGGTATTCAGAATTTCCGATAAGCTGGTAGAGAGACTGGATGCGGAAGAAAACATACCGCTTGAGCAAGTGATACAGATTGCGGAAGAAGAAAGTATAGAGGGGCTTGCCTTTGGGGAGGACAGAATATTTTTCTGCGGATTTCTGCTGAACGAGGATGAAGCGAGAGCCTATGCTGAATTGGCAGCTTGTATGGCAAAGACGGCAAAGGAAGCAAAGCGAGTAAGTCCAAAGGCTACCATCGAAGAAAATGAAAAATATTACATGAGAGTCTGGCTTGTCAGAATTGGTCTTGGAGGTAAGGACGGAAAGGACACGAGGAAGGTATTTCTTTCCAGACTGAAAGGGCATACCGCATTCCGAACCGAGGAAGATAAGGAAAAATGGAAAGAACGAAACAGTAAGAAATCCACCGAACCTGCTGAATAGCAGAGGGGTGGATTTTGCCATAAAATACACAATTTCATATGGATATGAGCAGTAAATATTTGTGTACATTATGCCTCCGAATTAACTGGATAATATGTGCTTTTAGAGCGAATATGTACCTACCGAAAGGGAAAACAAACAGCCGAAAGGAAGGTACATAGAATGAACGAAAAAACAAGAATCCAAATTGAGGAAATGAAAAAACAGACCATTGGGGTTGAGGTGGAGATGTACAACATCACAAGGGAAAAGGCAGCGAGAACGATTGCAGAGTATTTTCATACCGAAGGAACGGTAAAGTACATTGGAGGAAGCTACAGCGCATGGGCATGCAAGGACAATAAGGGAAGAGAATGGAAAATCACAAGAGATTCAAGCATTCAGGCAGCTTCCGATGACGAGAAGGCAGAACTTGGAACACCGATTCTTACCTACGAGGACATTCCAGATTTGCAGGAGATTTTAAGACAGCTGAGACATAAGGGAGCAAAAAGCGACCCTGCCCATATGTGCGGAGTACACATTCACATCGGACTGAATGGCCACACTCCAAAGAGCCTCAGAAACCTTGCGAACATCATGGCAAGCCACGAAAGCCTTTTGATTTCCGCAATGAGACTTGACCGAAACCGAATCAACAGATACTGTAGAACGGTTGACCCTTCCTTCCTTGAAAGGCTGAACAGAAGAAAGCCAAAGACAATGGAACAGCTTGCAGACATTTGGTACGAAGGAGTATGGGGCAGCAGAAATCAGCATTACAACGATTCAAGATACAGAATGCTGAATTACCACGCTTGCTTCACACATAAAACCATCGAGTTCAGATGCTTCCAATTTGCCAACGCTGGCAACGGAAGAAAGGGCGGTTTACACGCAGGAGAACTTAAGAGTTACATACAGCTTTGCCTCGCACTCAGCCAGATGGCGAAAACGGTAGCGAGTGCCAGCCCGAAACAGCCACAGGTTGAAAATCCAAAATACGCAATGAGAACATGGCTTTTGAGACTCGGCTTCATCGGAGATGAATTTGCAACAGCAAGAGACATCCTTACCAAAAACCTTGAAGGGGATACAGCCTTCAGACACGGCAGAGCAGCTTGAAGGATTCAGCTTTGAGGCCACCGACCGCTTCGGCGGTCTTAAGGTGGTAGAAGGGAAGAACCCTTCAGAAAGGATGGACGAATATGAATAAATATTATTTAGCCTATGGCAGCAACCTGTCAATGGCACAAATGGCACAGAGATGTCCCGATGCAGTATATGTGGGGACAGCAGAACTTAAGGATTATCAGCTTCTTTTCAAAGGAAGCCAGTCAGGAAGTTATCTGACGGTTGAGCCAAAGAAGGGAAGTACGGTTCCGGTTTTGGTTTGGCGGATTAGTGAAAGGGATGAACATTACCTCGACCGCTACGAAGGTTGCCCATCATTTTATTACAAGAAAATGATGAGGGTGGAAATACAACCCTTTATTGGCGAGAAGGTAAACGGTGGAACGGAAGCAATTATTTATATCATGCATGAGGACAGACCGCTCGGATGCCCGACAAAGCATTATTATGATGTTTGCCTTGAGGGGTACTGCCGATTTGGATTTAAACAGACGGTTCTTGAACAGGCTCTTTACGACAGCGTTGGAAAAAGAGTCGGACAGCATTTACTGAAGGAGGTCGGATATTATTATGAGTAGCATGAGATTTCCAAGCAGAGAAGAAGTGGAGAAGGTGCGGAATGAGTATCCTAAAGGATGCCGTGTGGTTCTTGAGCGGATGGATGATATGCAAGCACCGCCAATTGGAACGGAAGGAACAGTAAGGGGTGTGGATGACACAGGTTCCATAATGGTTAAATGGGATAACGGAGCAGTCTTCATGTAGTTTATGGGGAAGACCGATGCAGAAAAATTTAGGAGGCAGATATGGAGCAGATAACAACCATTTGCTACGGGAAAAAGGATACATGGCAGTCAAGGGAGGAGGCACAAGCCTTCTTCCTGAAAGCGATGGCAGGTTCGGAAGGAAGCGAGCAGGAGAGATGTGCCACCATATATACACAGCTTTGTCTGGGAATGACTGAGTGCAGGGATGAGGTGGACTGATGACAGAAAAAATAAAAGAGCAGATACTTGCTGTCAGGGCTACGGGGCGGACCAATATGTTTGACACCAATATGGTTCAGGTAATTGCAAACGAGATGAAGTTTTATGAACTTGTGATTTTCATTGAGGAACACAAGGGAGATTATGCAAAATTCATACTAACAGGCGAGTGTTAATATAACCAATTTATACAGCAAAGGATTCCTACGGGAGTCCTTTTTTTGATGCCATGAAACGGAGGTGAGGACAGTGGCACAGAGAGGACGTAAGCCAAAGCCTACGGCAGTAAAGGTGTTGGAGGGCAATCCGGGCAAGAGAAGCCTTAATACGGCCGAACCGAAGCCTGAAAAGAAAGCACCACGCTGTCCGTCATGGCTTGAGGATGAAGCGAAAAAAGAATGGAAGAGGATGAGCAAGCAGCTGGAGCAGTTGGGGATTCTCACGGAGATTGATATGGCTGCCTTTGCCGGATACTGTCAGGCATATGCGAGGTGGAAAGAAGCAGAGGAATTTATCACGCAGCATGGAACGATTGTGAAGACTCCGAGTGGCTATTGGCAGCAGGTGCCACAGGTATCCATTGCACAGACCTATCTTAAGATTATGAATAAATTTTGTGAACAGTTCGGACTTACTCCTTCTGCGAGAAGCAGAATTGTTGCAGATACAGCTGAGGACAAAGAAAGTGATGAGATGGAACTTCTCTTGATTAAGGGAGGTGGCAGATAATGTATGATGTGACAAAAGCGGATCATGCGGTCAACTTTATCAATTGTCTGAAGCACACCAAAGGGAAATGGAGGGGAGTTCCGTTTGAACTTCTCTCCTGGCAGGATGAGATTATCCGCACATTATTTGGTACGGTTAAGGAAAATGGCTACAGGCAGTACAATACCTGCTACTGTGAGATTCCGAAGAAAAATGGAAAGTCGGAACTGGCGGCTGCCATTGCATTATATATGACCTGCGGTGACGGGGAATGGGGAGCAGAAGTGTATGGCTGTGCTTCCGACCGCCAACAGGCATCTATTGTATTTGATGTGGCTGTGGATATGGTGGATCAGTGTCCTGCTTTGAAAAAGAGAATTAAACCAGTGATGTCGGTTAAGAGGCTTGTGTATAAACCGACCAACAGCTTCTATCAGGTGTTATCAGCTGAAGCATATACCAAGCATGGTCTGAACGTACACGCTGTTATTTTTGATGAACTTCATGCACAGCCGAACAGAGAACTTTTTGACGTTATGACAAAAGGCTCCGGTGATGCCAGAACACAGCCTTTATATTTTCTGATTACTACAGCCGGAACAGACAGAAATTCGATTTGCTTTGAACAGCACCAAAAAGCTGTTGACATTATAGAGGGCAGAAAAATTGACCCGACATTCTATCCCGTGATTTATGGTGCATCCGATGAGGATGACTGGACGAGCGAAGCCACATGGTATAAAGCCAATCCTTCCCTTGGAGAAACCATCGATATTGAAAAGGTTCGAAATGCTTACATCAGTGCAAGGGAAAATGCTGCAGAAGAGAATATCTTCCGGCAGCTTCGATTAAACCAATGGGTAAAACAGTCTACCCGTTGGATGCAGATGGATAAATGGGATTCGTGTGCATTCCCCGTAAATGAGGAGGAACTTATCGGAAGAACCTGCTATGGCGGTTTAGACCTTTCGAGTACATCGGATATCACGGCATTTGTACTTGTGTTTCCACCAAGAAATGATGAAGAAAAATACATCATTTTACCATACTGCTGGATACCGGAAGATAACATGAGACTCCGTGTCAGAAGGGACCATGTTCCTTATGATGT